GTCGGCGTAAGACTCCATGCGGCCGCCCAGGTCGACGCTGGTCAATCGTTTACCGGACGCCTTCTTCAAGATAGCGTCCTTCAGCTGATCGAGGTCTTCTTGTGTCCATGCGATTGGCATAATCAGAAAAAACAAAAGCCGAATCCGCCGAGCACGGATTCGGCTTTGAAACTCGCCTGATCGACGCTGCCGCTTCCGCCCGTCGGCGTCCGGCAGAAAAATAAATTGTGGTGACGATAGCGCAAAGCGACGGGGCGCGCAAGCATTTCTTAATCAAGCGCAGACCTCACGCCAGCAGCTTGAGTAAATAGCCCCCGGCGCTGCCGACATCGATGGCTTGGATACCGCGCAGCGCGAGGCGGTTGGCCAGGCATGTCGCCGTCGGGCCGCAGGACAGCAGCGCGATTGTTGGCTCGGTCTCGACGATCGCCTGTTCGAGTTCGTCGATCTTACCGTAGGCCTCGCTGTGCGGGCAGGCGACGTGCTTCAACTTGCCGGCGGTGCGCTGCACCAGGGTGAATATCTTGTTGTCGCGTTCGCTCATGACGGTCACCCGCTTCTTTTCCCACAGACTTTGGAACAAGAGGGCGAAGTTTTTGGTTTGAATCCAGGGCGCGCTGTCGGGCCGAGTGACGAAAGCACTGTAATAAACCACGTCGGGATTAAGCAGCTTGGCGAAGCGCTCGGCGTGGCGGCACCAGTTCGTAAACTTCGGGCCGTCTGGACTCATCGTCGGGATGCCGACACAGAGATTTGCAGCGGGATACTGTAAAACCTTTAGCAGCTCGCCGCCGAGTTTGTCGTTTCCGGGCTCGCGGAAATAACCCTGACCGTCCATCAGTTTCAACTCGCCGTCGCCGAAGCGGGCGAGCGACTTGCCCTCTGAGCATTCTGTCAGCGTGTCCCACTCGCTTTTGATCCAACCGTATCTCATAGCTCCCTCACCCACGAAAAGCGCAACGGGTTTTTCGGCGTCGTGTCGCCGGCGGTTTCCTTGCGCTGGCGGCGGGCCCGCCATTCGCTGGTGTCTCGCGAAAGCGACCAATCGCTTGCGTCGGGAATTACGCTTCGCGTGTAGACCTCAAGCCGGATTGGCGGCGGCAGTAGCTCGACATGCTGGACCTCTTCAAGCCGTTTGAGAAAGGCGTTGCCGCCGCCCAGGGCGCCGGAATAGTCTTCGTCATAGCCGCCTGTCTTCCAGTAAATCTCCCGCCGGACAAGATAGCTGTCGACGTGCGGGTGAATCGGACCATACTCGGACTCATCGGGGAGTCGGTCTTTTTTGCGGGTGGCGTCGGCGCGGCCGCGGCGCCACCGCGGAAAACGATACCAGCGATTTCTATCGAGCTTGTAATTGAGCAGCTTTTCGACGGCGTCGGCCGGCAAGATATGATCGATGTCGACTTGGATGATCCACTCGGTCTTAGCGTGGTGCGCGCCGAGGTTGCGGGCGCCTTCGCGGTTCCATGGTATGTCGACGCTGATACGGTAAAGCTGAATCGATTGCGGAGGTTCGCTATATGGCACTGTGACGTCATGATCTGTCACGTCGATCCATTCTCTTTCGGTGCTGCCGGTGATGATCGGCAGCGCTGGCTCCGGACTGCCGTCGTCAACGCAGATCACCATGATACACGGGGGATATTTCTTCCACTCCTCGACCTGGCGCCGCAACATGGCGCTGTTCCGATAGAATGGGACTATAAGGGTTAAATCGTTCATGGCTTCACCAAAGCACTAAGTCTTCACCGACTCGATCTATCACTTTGTATTTCAACGGTGCGAGCAGGCGCTCGATGTCACCATAGCTGTAGCCGCGATGATTGCCATGTTTGTTTTCCTCGACAACGAGCAGCGGGTGGTGATTGGTGAGCGTGCGCTGGGCGCCCTGAAGCGCGGGGATCTCGTAGCCTTCGAGGTCGAGAAAGATTGCATCGCAGAAGTCGAGTGGCAGGCTATCTATCGGCAGCATCGGGATCGGACCGGGGCCGGTCTTCGCTATCTGATGCGCGCCGGTGTTTTTACCGTGGAGGAGCAGATCGACGCCGGCGTGAGTTTTACCGAGCGCGGCGCGGGCGATAAAGATGTTCGGCAGAGCGGCGTTGATCGTCAGACAGTGAAAGTTGTGCCACTCGGGCTCAAAGGTGTAGACCCGAGCGAAGACCTGGGCGAGCTTGCGCGGGTAAATCCCGATATGGCCGCCGGCCTGGACGCAGACTCGCCGATCGCGCAGGCGCGCAATATGCTGCTCAAGTTCGAGGGATCGGCGCAGGTAGGACGCCGGCCCACTCATCTTGGGCGGACAATACCAGCCGTCGACGTAATGAAATCCATGGTCGATGGTTGACAAAGTTGTCGTCACGTTGCGATTACCTTTTGCTCGACGAGATCGAGCCAGTGCCGTATTCGCGCATTGTGAGTCTCGCCGACCATTACGTCGCGCGAGAACGCCACGCGGGGAAACGGGATATGGGCAAGCCGCTGGCGGAGCTCGGCCTCGCGGTGCTTTTGCGAACGTATCTTGCGGACATCAAAGTCGATCATGGCGAAGCTGACCTTCTCGAATTCGCATGAGTCGAGCAGATCATCAAGGATGTCGCACTCGGCACCCTCGCAATTCAATTTTAAAAAGACGGTGTCGGCATAAGTAACATTCTTGGCAAACCAGTCGCTGGCCTTGCGGAATTGACATAGCTCTATGCCTTTATCTGTCGCGTTGTCTTTGCGCCACAGGCTGCCGCCTTTGGTGTCGGGGTTAAATAACATCTCTTCGCAGTCGCGGTTCCATAACCCGAATGGCTCGACCTTGACGCGGCCGTCGGCGAGTTTGGCCAGCCGCTCGCGGCAGATCTTCACCGGCTCGAAGCACACGATTGCGTCGAAGGCAAGCGCGGGGTCGAGGACCGCGGCGAGGGTCTGGCCGTTGTTGGCGCCAACGTCTAAAAATAGGCGGCGACTCATGATTACAATCTCCAGTGCTTTTTGATCCACGGGTAACGCCGCTGCACTGCGCTATGCCATGGCGGATTTTCGCCGCTGGTGAATACCATGCGCGCGCCGGCGGGCGCCTGCCGGGCGTGGGGTTCGGTCCAATTTATTTTCATCAGGCCGGCGCCTTTCCATCGGCCATAGCGCGCCTTCTGTCCCTGTAGCCGATAACTCATCCACCCCTGATCGCTACCGAAAAACCCGGATGCCTTGGCAAGCGCCGGCGAGCGAGAAGGGTCAAACTCGTCCCATATCTCGGGCCAGCTGCCGGTGCGCAACATATATGCGCCGCCGGCTATCTTGTGGGTCTCGAAGCGCTTGTCAGTCCAGCCGACGAAATCTTCGCTATACTCGACCAGCGGCCGCAGGGCGGCGGTGATCACGACATCGATGTCGAGCTGAAAAATACGCTCGCCCAGGACGGCGGCATCGCGGCTGAAATTCCACAGGCGGCAGTAACAGTTCGGGAAGCGGGCGCCGCGCGGGTTGGTCAACTCGTCGAACCGGACCGGCAGCGGCATCGCTTCAACGCGCGGATCGAGACCGGCCGGGTCATCGGTGATACAGACAAAGCGGTGCGGCGCGTCGTAATGGCGCGACACCATAGCGCGCAGGACGTTGACATGCTCGCTGAGAAACACGCGCGCCACGCCTGGCGTGTGCCACTTCCAAGTAACAAAGGTGATCATCGCACTCTAAACCTGGTTTGCCGCGGGTTGCCCCCCAACTGGGGCCGCGCCGCCGGCGCCGCTGGCTTGGGCGGTGGCGGCGGCGGTTTCGTTCCGTCATCGATGGCCTGCGCGGCCGGAGCTGCCGGGGCGGTGCGGGCCAGGATCTCCCAAGGCACAGCTCTGGCGTACAAGACTGACAGAGCATAAGCGCGCCGGTCGAGGGCTTCGTTGCGTTTGCCTGGTGGCTTGTGCCATTCGCGGATAGGATGGCCCTTGACGAATCTAGTCACGACACGCTCGCTGGTGAGCTGCTCGAAAAAGTCGCGAGTGTAGCTCAATGGAAAGTGGCAGTAACCGGGGCCTGGGTTGCCGATCCGTAGTCGAGAATAAATCGCGTCTTTGGCAACGTCGACGCCGACGATCCAAACCTTATGCCCTTTGTGGCGCTTTGACTTGCCGACCTTCGGCGGCCACAACGGCCTGGCCCCTGCCATGCCCTTGACTGCGTAGACATGGCGGCCGGTGCGCGGGCTGCAAAACTTGTAAACCGCGGCGGTGTGGTGACCACCGCTGTCGATGGCGACGGCCGCAAGCCGAAGCTGGCGGCCGTCTTCGGTAGTCCATACGCGCTTGGTGATTTCGTCAACGTCGTTCCAAATATCGGGCTTGGCGGGATCGCCATAGAGAATAATTACTTCAACGCCCCAGCTCTCCTCGGGGTCGTTGCGACGTTCGCTGCGCCAGCCGACGATCTCGATCTCGATCCGGTCGTCCTGGACGTCGATGCCGGCGGTCAAGTAGAGCACTCGGTAAGGCAACGAGTCGGCCGCGTAATTCTCGCGGCGGTCGAGCAATGGATCGGTGGCGACGCGCTCTGCCTTCTCCTCCCAGGTCTGACCCAGTGTCGTGTTGACAAAGGCTTTCATCGATTCGAGATCGCCTTGCTCCTGGCGCTCGTGAGCCGTTAAAAACGATTTAGCGATCTCGCTGAGGTTGACCCATGGGTTGTATGCTTCCCATATGTGGAATCCGGCGACCCCTTTGAACGGTGCTTCGGCGATCCACCGGCCGTCGATCACAGCCTCGTGACGTTGAACATCGGACCACCCGGCGCCGCAGTGCTCGCAAACATAGAGAGCAGTCTCGGGCCGGCCTGGTTCCCACTTAACTTGCTCCCACTTGAGGATCTGAAATTTCTTGCAGGCCCAGCATGGGACATGATAACGGCGGCGGTCGCTGGCTTTGAACATCGCTTCAATGTTGCTCAAGTCTTTTATCGTCGGGGTTGAGGCATAAATCTTTTTGCGGTTCCAAAATGTCGTTGACCGTTTGTTAGCAATCGCAATCGGGCTGCCCTCTGATCCGGCGCTGGCTGCGTACCTGTCGACCTCATCGAAAAGAACAATCCGGATCGGCCGGCTGGCAAGACCGCTGGGGGAATTACTGCCGGCCAGGGTGACGTGGCCGCCAGGAAAACGCTTGTGCAAAATCGTGTTGCCGCTGTCGCGGGTCTTAACGTCGGCGATAAGATTGGCAAGCTCGGGCGTGTCGCGGATCATGGGCGCCAGGCGGTCTTTGCTGTACGCTTCTGCTATGTCGAGGGTCGGCTCGATAAGGAGCATAGGCGCCGGGTCTTG